AAGCTCATGTCAGAACTTCTGTACTTTCCCAGTATAGCAGTACCGTCAAAAGTATTGCCTATTTCTTGACGATGTATGTAACCTTCAAAGTCACCATGAAGAACAAACGTGTTACCTGTTTCAACAACGGTATCTGTAGATGCAGGTTTAACCCCACGTATTTCTGAAAACTCAAAACCTTTTTCTTTTAATACACAAATAATACCTCTTGTTTGTGCATTAGACTGACCAGTTTTACTAAAGAATATTCTGTACTGTGTCTTATCTGCTATTACTACACTTTCAAACAAAGAACTGTTCTTAATGTTTTCATCAAAGATAGATTGTACATTTCTACTAATTGTACCCAGTTCAGTATCACCAATACGTGCAGTAGCAGCAACAGTACGTAGCCCATCAGGACCAAGAAAAACTAAATCACCACCAAACTCTTGAATAGTGTCACCGTTAATGCAACCAATACTTCTTGTAACAGCTTGAATAGCAAAATCAGATGAGGTATTTCCTGTCAGTTTAAATATTCTGTTCTCACAAAAGATAAAAAGAGAATCACGAAAAACCTTTATACCTGTGATAGTGTCATCTACTCGTATGCTTCCTGCAGGATCGGAAGCACTAGCATCAAAACTATCTTCATCAAAACCTACACTAAAAACTAACTCTTCTGGAGTAGTACTTTTACCTGCATAAAACATTCTGTTTGCAAAAGAGGCCACAAATTTAGAACCAACAACAGAAGTTGTAGTAACATCTGTTAAGTTCATAGCCGAGTCAATAACTACAGGAGCATTAACTTCGTCAACAAGTATAATTTTTTCTGTACCATTAAAATTAAACCGTTCAAAACGATACTTACCTGCATTAGTTCTGCCTGTATCTCGTTCCGTCCAACTCTCTGAAACTTGTATGTTAGAAAGATGTTTAGCAGCATTAGTACTGTCTACTTGCCGAGTTACACCTGTAAAAGTGGGAGGATCAGATGACGCATTAATACCTGTATAAGTAAAACGTTCAACAGTAGTTTCTGTAATAGCCATTTCAAGGGTGCCACTACTAGAAAAACCTGCAACACTGTCTACGCCTATTGTGCCTGATCCTGTCATACTGGTGTTAGCTTGAATAATAGTACTTAGTTCAGCGGAAGCACTTGTCCATATCTTCTCACCTCTAGCAGCAATATACTTATCTGCAAACTTAGCAATCATAAGTACTTTTTCACCAGAGCTAGAAGTCTGTGGTATAATCTGATTAATTAATTTTCTGTGACCATTAATACGTCTATAGCCACCCTCAACGTCAGGCTCAAAGTTTTCTAAAACTAAAGCCTCTCCCGGCTGCATAAGAAAAGTAGAACGGTTTTTAACTAAACCGCCTTCACAATTAAATGCTGCTGGTTGAGATTGAGAACTATCAGGCATTAACTAACACCTGTCATAAAACTAACAGCACCACGGGGTCTAATTATCATTGTAGACCTAACGTATTCATACTTGTTAATAAGTAAACTCTGCATGTTTTTAATACCTTGCTCAAACCTAGAAAAGTTTAATTGATATTGTTGCATTTCACCACGATACTGATAAACAAAGGCAGTAGCCCCGTCTATAACTACAGGAGCAAATCTGTCAGGGATAGTAGTGATATCTCCATGTGCAGATAAATCAGCAGGAAATGTATAATAATCAAATGTCAAAGTATACTCTTTATCAGGAAAAGGATAAACTAAATAATTATTGTCAGGTGTACGTACAATATTTCTAGGTACGCCACCATTATCAAACTGTGATACAAATACATCATCTGCATGTACAGCAGCAGTAGTACTATTTGCACCACGTGTACACCCTGTAAGATCATTACCCGATATAGCTGTATAAGTAACTTGTTCACCACCAATGTACACTGTTCCTGACGCATCAAACCCCGTAGTAGAAGTGAGCGTTAACGTTGTAACAGAACTAGAGTGAGAACCATTTAAAGTAGTAGAGTTTATTTCATCTTCTTGATTAGCATATTCGTTTTGTATATATTCATTATAGTTTAAAATACTAAGACTACTACCAGAGGTATCAAGTGTAGTGCTTTTTTTAATTCTAGCTGTGTTGTAGTCTACAGATTTAGTGCTTGTAGGTAAAGCATACCTGACTTTTCCCGGCACTAATGATTCTGTATTAGTTGCATGGTTAAAAGAATAACCAAACTCTCGTTGATTAATATAACGTATAGCTTCATTAACAGCCGCTTTACATTGTGTTTGTACGCCTCTTGACCCAGTAAAGTTACTAGATGTAAGCTCTACTTCATTCATACGAGTAATAGTACTATTAGTTAATGAAAGAAAAGTAAGAGCCATTATATTTCCTTAATAAATCTTTTATGCCCCAAGAGTTTTTTGTTGCATAAGTTTGATACACTAATGGGGCCAGCATATAGCCAGCCCCAAAGTATGTAGGTTTATTACAGAAGGTCACGTTGTGCAACTGCAGCCTCAGTGTGAGCAGCCGAAATGTCTGCAATTACTGCATAGACACGAAGGCGTCCAGTAGCAGGTGCAGCACCAGCAATAACAACGTCAATGGTATCTGCAGCACCAACAAGAGCAAGTGCTTCAGCAGCGTAAAGTGATGCAGCACCAGTGTTTACGATGTTAGCTTCACCATTACTACCTTTTACAAGGTATGTACCAGCAGCCGCATCTAGTGCAGCACCGTCAATGATGTCATCTCCACCACCAAAGTCAACATTACAAGTACAACTTGCAGTGAAAGACTTCATGATTTCCGCACCGCCAGCAAGCATTACTGATTCGGAAGGGATTTCAAGCAGTTGAAAGATGTCACCATCTGCGCCAGAGTATCCAGCAGTTACCATTGCGTCAATATCTAGGATTGCTTCAATGGTTCGTACAGAGTTACCAACTACTGTTGGAACAGCAAGAACGTTTGCCCCAACACCAGCAGTATCAATGGAAGTCATGTCATAAGTAGCCATAATTTATATCTCCCTTATGCTGCGTTATAACGGGCAGTGACGATTGCTTCAGGGCGAAGAATCTTCCTACCGTATAGATGCATACCACGAACAATGTCAGCAAAGCTGTCAGGGTCACGATATGTTTCTGTTTTGTTGATCTGCTCTGCAGTTGCAACAGCCGAGTCATGACCAGCTACGATAATACCGCAATTAGTCAATTGGTTAGCTGTACCTGCTGTACCTGCCCCAGTGCCTAGTGCTGGCAAATTGGAAGAGGAGTACACACGGAAGCCGTGGAAGTTGCTTACAGCAAGACCATTACGCAGCCCACCTGATTCACCGAAATCAGCGTTCATGAAGCGTGAATCTTCATCAGCAAGGATTTCCATAAACACTGGGTCCACAATCAGCCAGCGACCTTGTGAGTCAACCTGCTGTTGGTCAAGCAGACGCTTCATACGTGCAACAATCATTGCAGGAGAAACGGTAGCAGTTGGCAGCGAAGTCGCTCCCGGCATACGTGCAGTCACAGGAATTGAGTGAGTGCCAGCAGAGGCAGTAGTGATGTTGCCAAAGTCACCTTTATGCAGTTGCATAGAGGACAGCAGTTCGTTAGCACCTGCAGTAGCTACAGCCTTAGAACCATTAACAGTAGTGTTAAGGGTATCACCTTTGCTGTGCAAAGAAGATTGCTTGTAGCCTGACATGTATGCAAGTACTTCTTGATCATGGTTGTCAGCCAAACGATAGGCTGCACGATCAGTTGCAAGCTGCATGAAATTGACGTGGCTGTGGGCCTCTTCAATATCGTCCATTTTAAAAGCAAAGTAATTAGCTTTGTCAATGACTAAATTAAAATCGTCATCCTGCAAATCTTGTGCTGTGACATTTGTGCCACGTGCATACTCTGAAACAGAAATTTCTGGTTCTTTAATAATCTTGACGGTATCACCTTGAGCAGAAATCTCACCGAAATAATCTGAATTGGTTACATCGCCAACGATAGTGGACTTGCGGAATGCAAGTTGTACTTTTTTGGAATAGATTACAGGGCTAAAATTACCGTTTGGTAAGTTCCCATAACCTGTTGCTGTTGTAAAAGCCATGAGTATATCCTCCATTGAATGTTTTTGGCTTAGGTTTAATTAAGCTAAAACAGTTAGATTCAAGAGGCTGTACTTTCTAGGGTAGCGTTATAGTAACGGGCCTGTAATTGTTCAGGTAAGTCTTAACTAAAATGTTTTGCTTAGGGTATACTAAAGTAAAAGGTAGCTACTTATAGTAGGGCTTCTATATAGTATTTATAGTGACACCCATAGTTATACTTATTAAACTATGAGTGTCAAGTATTTATTTTAATTATTTATCTTGCGCCACCAGAAAGATCATAGATAAACTTTCCAGTACGTTGAGATTCCATAATTGCATCCATGTTACTTTCAAACTCTTTGTCATTCATCTTCTTGACTTGGGACTCACTAAAGGAACCATCTAGGTCTGCAGTGTCAGGCTTAGTAGCACGTTTGTTAACTACTGCCTTGGCTGCATCCTTAGTAGCCTTCTTGCGAGACTTGGTATCCATACCCTTGTCAGATTTGTAAAGATCAATAACACGAATAACAGAACGTGGATCATCTTGGTTTTCATATAAGGCATCCTGTACCCACTTAGGCTGTTCCCCTGCCCAATCGTGAAACTCATCACTCTCTTTGAGATCATCAAAATCACTGTGTGCAGTACGAATACTATCAAGAGACTTGTTACGATCCGCTTCAGCAGTCATCTCATCAATCTGTTGAAGCCGATCTTCTGCGTAGCTAAACTTCTCTTGTGCTTTCTTCTCAGCAATAGTCTCAACGATAGCGGCTACATCAGGATACTTATCAGCCCACGCTTGAATGTCTTCATCCGACTTAGGAGGACGTACAACACCTTGTTCTTTAGCATTCTCTAGCTGTGACTTAATAGCCTTGAGTTCTTCTGCTTGACGCTGTTGCATCTTACGTAGATCATCATAACGTTTCTTATAGGTACGCTCTTCACCTGTATCAGGAGCCTTCTCTTCTTTTGCTTCTACAGGTTCTGCTTTTTCTTCTACTTCTTCTTGCTTGGAATCAAGTTCCTCTAGTTCAGCCTCTGCTTCTGCAATACGCCGTGCGTTAGCGTTACTGTGCTTTGCATCTACAAAACCTGCTACTTTAGGCTTTTCCATTGCTGTCATTTCTGCTGGCATTTTTAGTTCCTTGTGTTACGGCCTAGTACCTAAGCCTTTACGTTTCTTCTTCTTCGCTGGTTCGTTTGCAGTTACGTACCCCCCGTTAGCGTAACTTTTCTTTTTAGGTTTATTTATTAAGCCCCCTTTATAAACCCCAGTTGAGTCATCATTATAATCTGACGCACCTGAAGAAGAATAGCCACCACCCATGACATCATCACTACCAGTATTACCGCCGGGACCGCCATCATCTCCATAGTTACCTGCACTTGTATCAGGTCTGTTTGAACCTCCCGGAGTAGATGTTGTATTACCTAAAACATCAGTTGTAGAAGTATCACCACCGGGCATACCACCACCACCACCACCGCTACCACCGCCGTTATCACCATTATCACCCGTTGTTCGTTTTTGGGTAATGCGAGTATTTCCTGCTGCGGTTGCTTGTGCAAATCTTGCATCGTCTGCAGCTTTACGTTCTGCCTCTTTTTTAGCGTCTAGTCTTTCCTGCGCTGCGCTTGATTGTGAAGATGTATTAAGACTAGAAGGCGTTTTAGTAATGTCTGTACCTTCCTGTACACTAATTATAGGAGTACCGTCTACTTCACCCCCTTTTGCAGCAGCAGCATTCTCTTCTGACTTTTTAGCCAACTTACCTGCAATCCAGCCTGTTGGTCCTGAACTTGCAATGCCACCTCGTTTTACTAATTCTACAAGTTTTGCATATTCAGCACTATTCTTGTCCGTCTTTTTTAGTTTCTCTTCAGCAGCCTTACCAATTTGAATACCTCTTGACCTCATAGTAGCTTGAACTGCAATACCTCCTAGTGCACCTACAGGCCCAAGCAAAAATCCTAAATTAGAAAATCTGTTTACCGTGTTGGCACTTTCCATAGCAGCTTTTAGTTCATCAGTAGTATATGCACTAAAGTCTGGTGGAGGGGTAGCTTCTTTATTAGGATCAGTAACAGGTTCAGGGCCAGAGTCATCACTTGTTCTTCGTTCTTTTTCTTCTACAGGCTGAGAAGCCGTAGGCACTTGAGCAGGATTAACAGCAGGAGGCGTATACAACTCGTAACCTGCTGGTGGTGTAACACCTTCTGCAAGTTCTAAAATACGCCCGTCTGCATTGACGTATTTAATCATCTTTAAGCCTTCTGTATTATTTGCCAGAAAACTAAACGTGTCAGTTGCAGGAGTAAACCCTACAGTCGCCCAATCTAGAAAGTTAAACGTAGCGTTTGGTGCAGATACAAGTGAACCCGCCTGCGCTAGATATTTAATATCCTCATTGTATACACCTTTGAATTGAGGTAAAGCATCAAAGTCAGCTAACACCTGTTTCATCTCTGCAGGTGTAACATTATCTCCTTCTGCTGCAGATGCACG